GAATCAAGAAAGGAACTTTATCATTGTATTTATCAAGAAGACTTGTCGCTTCTTCTATCGACAGATCAAGTATGTTTGCCAACTTACCTTTACCCATACCATACATCAAACCAAGATTAACTGTTTTCGCTTGCTTTCTAGGTATACCAGCAATATCTGCTACAATCTGATGAAAATCAGCTTGTCCTTTTTTATACAACGCTACAACGTCATCTATCTGTGGGTGTCTGTCTATACCTGTCAGTGTGGCACAATAATGCACGAGCCATCTTGGCTCTTGTGAAGCGTAGTCAAATGATCCCCACTCGCAATCTGCCTCTGGAATAAACAATCCTCTAATTATTTTCTTAATATACGGATCTCGTGCAGGTATCTGTTGCAAATTAGGATTGCTTGAGCTAAACCTACCAGTAACAGTGCCTCCACCATCAGAACGTAAAGGATGAAAGTCACAATGTATACGACCATTATGAGAGTGTTCAAGAATTGTATCGATAAAAGTCGTATTGGCTTTATTGACCTCCCTTATCTTTATAATTTTTTTCGCAATCGGGTGACTATGATTTGCAAGAAACTGTTTTGTAAAGGCGGGGGCCCTGGACTTTTCTGTGCGAGAGTACGAAAGTCCTACCGCATCAAAGACCTTTGCTACAGATGTGGCGACCCACGGTTCCAACGCAACTTTTGTTTCCGCGGCTATCTCATCAAGTAGTTTCTTTTCTAAAGTTATCAATTCTTTTTTAACTTGTTCTGCCCTTACAAGATCAACTCGTACACCATTTGTTTTCATATCAAGAAGTAAAGGTGTGAGTCTTGTCTCCAAGTCAAAGATGCCACTACACTCTTCTTTTGTTATTTGTTTTCTGAGTTCGTTCCACAATCTTAAAGTTATTGAAGCATCGTGCTCTGCATATGCACCAACATAACGTGGTGGTAATCTCCACATGCCAGACTTTGCATCTACACCAAACTCTTCGGCAGCGCTCTTAAGCATCTTCTCATCTTTGTATGTGCTTAAGTAATCTCCAGATAAAGAATTTAAATTATAGTATCTTCTATTCTCATTTAGTAATGGTGCAGCCACCATCGTATCTCTGATCTTGCCCTTGACTTCTATGCCCTCTGCTCGAAGCCAACCAAGATCGTATAACGCATTGTGGAACACGAAAGTTTTAGTTGTATCTTTACATAACTCTGTAAGCCATTGATATATAACTCTCTTTGGCATGTTACCAACTGTGTGTGCCACTGGGAAGTACCAAGCACTATCTCCAGCTGCAACTGCTACACCTATAATGTGCCCATCTTTTCTACACCAACCAGGTCCTAACTTCAGAAGATTCTCATCTCTTGTCTCCAAGTCTATGGCTATCGTATCATATTGCGATAGATCTGGTATAGTTTCTGGTGGAGTCCAATCAGAATCCACATTACCCCACGCTACATCTTTTATATCTTGTTCAAGTAGATGGTATTGATCACTTGTCATTTTTTTCCTCTGCTCCTAACGCACCGTATCCACAAATATCCACCCATGAATCTTCATGGTCTGGTGTGTTTATAAGTCTAGACATCTTAACAGCAACCATAGCTAAATATACCATAGGCACTGTAATTTTTATTCCAAAAATTACACTCCACATTGTAGCAATTCTTTGATGATTAAGTCTAGCATCTCCGTACACTTCTGCTCTTTCAGTGCTAACTAAACCTTCTGCTTTTTTTAACGCTTTATCTCTTCTCATAAATCAAACCCATACCTTCCTGATTTTTCTATTATATGTAATTCTTTTTTTGCTCTTGTCATACCAACATACCATACTCTTCTCTCGGCATCTTGATCTTCACTCTCGACACATGCCTTTGTCGAGTCCATAAGTATTGCTACATTATCTGCTTCTCCACCTTTTGCTCTATGTATTGTTGATACACGGATTCTAGGATCTTCCGACAAAATTCTCTCTCCTCGTCTTCTGGCAGAAACTATGTATGCAACAACTTGTTCCGATAACTTCAAAACCTTTTGCCAACCCATAAAATGATTAGCCTCAAACCCACATAAGGTTTTCAAATGTTCTAAATTATATTCTAAATCATCAACAAGATTACCCATAGCTTTTCTACCAACTCTCTTTATCAAAGAAGGGTCTATAAACTTGGCAAAAACTTTTAACAATTTTGGTTCTACTGCTCTGCCTTTCTGTAAAGATATCCATACCTCTATCGCTAACAATACATTTAAAGATACAGACCAACCATCTCCCTCTCGCCAGAAGAAGTAGCCTTCTTCTCTGAGTTTATTACAAACTTGGTTCGCTATGTAGTTTGTTCTTGTAAGTATCAACCATTCGCCCTCTCGCATATCCACATCAAGAATATCATTGTGCCATGTAACCATTCCTTTTTCATCTGTTGGTTTCCATTCTTTCTTTTCTCTTATTTCTATTTTATCTGTGATATTTTGTGCCCATGCGTGAATGTGATTTGGAACTCTGTGAGAGTCCTTAAGCAATATTTTTTGTTTACTTGCATTTAAAAAATGTTTTACATCTACACCCATCCAAGAGTATATCGCCTGGTCATCATCTCCAGCATAGTATACATGTTCTGAATTAGGAACGAGAACATCCTTAACCATTTTCCATTGTATTGGTGCTAAGTCTTGAGCTTCGTCTATGATAAGCATATGAAAATTAGGAGAAGTACCACCCTTGATAAATCTTTCTATCATATCGATAAAATCAATCTTGCCTTTTCTTTCCTTAAAGTCTTTATAAGCCTTGTCTAACACCGTCAACTGTTGCCAACTCATGTCATTACTCCAAGTTCCTTTGTGAAACTCCTCTTGCAAATCAACTTGCTTGACACGAGCAAATTGAATTAAAGACATGTATTTGTCCCCACCTGCACCAATAGAAAACAAAGGTCCCTCTTCCATATTAATTGTTTGTGTTGTCCTAAAATCCAAACCAACTAATTTACCTAACTCATTATAATCACGACCAGACATTACTTCTGCCGTACTCAAGCCAAGCCAAGTAAAAGCAAGAGAATGTAATGTTCTAAAAAACAACATATCTTTGTAGTCTATCTTCAAAGATGTCGCTGATCTTGTTCTCGCCTCTTCTGCTGCCTTTCTACTAAAAGACATAAAGCCTATCTTTTTAGGATCTACACCTGTGGATATCTCATCTTTTACTATATCAATTAATGTTGTGGTCTTGCCTGTGCCAGGTGGACCGAATATAGTAGTTTCTTTTTCAACCTCATCAGCGACAAATTTCTTGTATGCTTTTCTTATGTTTTCATCTTTTATCAAAACGGAACCTCATCTGTTTCTATTGTTATTGGTTTTATTTCTACTTCTGCTCCAAACTCTGGTATCCACCAAACTCTAACGGATTTCCATTTACCTTGTGAGTTCTGAAACTTTTTAACAAGCGAACTGTCTCCATTGTTTATCTCTTTAAGTCTCTCTTGGACTTGTGCTCTGGTATAATTATCAAACTTTCTATTTCGTAGAAACTCCATCAAAGAATCTATCTTAAAATAAGTCCTTGCTTCCTCTCCGTCTGTATATGGTTTACCAAGAACAACCTCTTCAAAACTTTGTGCTTGTACTCTGCCCGTGCAAAACAGTTCAAGGTAAGATAGAAACTGTCCCTTGTATGTCAGTTCTTGTGGCACTGCTATTTCATTACAGTTCTCAAGAAGACCATTGACTTGTATCTCCCAATCTCCATCTTTCATCTTTGGTGGCATAAAGTTTAACTGCTCCATACATGCTCTTTGAAATAGTCTTGGTGTCTGTAGTTCTTCTGTTGTAAGTTCTAATCTTCTACCATCTATATCCAAGAACCAAAGACGAGGTTCTGATAGTATAACTGATAGTCCACTAATCGCAGGCATAGATGTTGTGCCAATGCCATGCTTCAAACCACGACATACACCTTGATTACAATGTGAGGACATAGGCTCATCTTTACATAGATACTGATATTCTTTTTTCTCTAACTGTGATTGTATTGTAACAATTTCTGCCGCAGGTAATGGTGGTGTAAAGTGTTTTACATTCAACTGCTCCAACTGCGACTTCCAATCATTAGGTGTAGACTTCTGTAAAAAAACACCCAACTGAAAAGCAACTTTGTTTCTACCACCCTCATGCACACCGACAGATAACATAGCACGAAGACACGGAACAAAACCTGGAAATAGATTTGGTTTACCACCCACGGATATTTGCATAAACTTATTTGGATCACATTTTACCGTCCCCAAATGTTGAATAAATTCTTTTAAACTAGCTTCAACATAAGTCTTGCCAACTTTAATAATGGCATACCTCAAAGTTTTCTCTGCATCAAAGTATGGTAGATTGATGAAGTTGCCCACATCTCCTCGCTCTACCAATACTTGCTCTTGCTTTGGAAATATTTCACAACGTCCATGTCCAAGAGCTGCAGCTATCTCGGCAGCTTTGTCTCTGAAGTCTGCCGCTTCCATCCACTTTGTAAAGAAAAAGAATATATGTGCTCCACCACTTTTACTACGGCACACGATACACGGAACTTTTAATTCATCTAATTTATTTACAAGTTGTTGATGGTCTAGTGGGTATTCATCTATATCGAGAGCACCGAACTTACATTGGTTCTTTTCGTTTATAGGTATTGCACCAACACCTTTTCTACCATCTATATGTCCTTGTAATAATTCTAATGTTAGTGGTTGTCTTACGATAAATGATTTGGCTTTCTGTTTGCCATTCATTCTTTGGTTGGAAACTTCCGTCTGACCATGAGCACCACTGAAACCCTCAAACGCAAGTAATAATTCTTCTGTTAAATTCACTCTTCACTCCAAAAAAAAAGGGTCACACATTTGGAGGATACATATGTGACCCCAGCTTAAATTAAAACGGCACTTCGTCCTTTTCTGATGAAGCCATCTCATCAGCAGATGCAGCAGCCATCTTAACTTCCCCCTTGCTTACACTTTGATACATAGCACGAGCTTCAAGCATCATACTTTCTATATCTTTGGTAAGTTCGTTTACACGATCCAACTTGTAGTTATACCATGAACCTTGGTCATTCTTTTCCAAGATTGTAGTTATACTCCAAGCCGTTCCGTAAATCGGCATAGCATTACCAGAAGGTAGTCTTATGCTATTCTTTAGTGTATTCCATCTACGAGACACTTTCAACTGTGTCTTTTTCATATCAAGAACACTCGGTGCAAAAGTTCCATCAGCAGATTGTGCAATGACTAAATGCTGGTGTGCTCTTACCAACTCGTTACCATTTGGTAATAGCTCTATGCTACCCTCACGAGTTGTCATGGCTATGTCTTTATCATCTGCCGCGAGTTCTTTTACAAACCCACCACCAGATGATCTTAACATAAACTCCAAGAACTTCTTCTCGAAGAAACAAGGAACAACAAGAACACCTTCGTCTGCCTTATACACTTCTTGTGTAACCGTATTGAAGATGTCGCCTTGCTCAGCGCCTTTAATATACAGAGGATCGTCCTTCTGTAACTGTGGAGACAATGCTTGAATGATCCTAATGAAAGGAATTTGCATGTCTTCCGTAGTGATATTTTCAAGACCAGCACCAGAGTCAGCTTCTAACATTTTATCTAACTCTGATACCACTACATCTGTGGTCTTTTTCTGTGCAACTTGGTTCATTACTGACCTCCTTTTATCTTAGCACGGTTGCCCTGGTATACACCAAATAGATCAAAGTCTATTTCTTTACCACTTTCAATTCTATTTTTTACCCAGGATTTTAAAGTCTGTGGATGCACATGCTGTTTCTTATGTGGTGCAAAGCCTTTGCTCTCTAAATCTGCAACCACAGCACCAGCTTGATTATCCTGACCCATAGTGAAGCTAACAACAACTTCGTTCTTAATGATATCGCCCTCTCCAATCTCTCTCAAGAATTGAAAAGCCTCTTGCTTCTTAGTTTCGGGTATTCTAGCAGAAACAAATTTATCAACTGTAACTTTGTTGCCATCTACTTGTAGACTTTCAACACCCATAGTCTGCATGATGGAAGGAATATCTTCCTCATCAACAGATCTTTTCTTCTGCTGTAGGTCTTTTAGTAGTGCTTCGGTATCTTTAATCTGTTTATCTAAATCAATAGATCTACGGATTAATGACGACAAATCTTTAGTGTCGCCTTCTCTGACTTTATTAAATGCTTGAGGGTCAGCTGCCTCTTGCTCGAATAGTGAATACACATCACTCATCTTTCTCTCCTTCTACGTTAAAGTTTATGCCCTTCGGCGGTTAATAGAAGATATAGTTTAAAGTATTATACCTTCTCGTCAACAAGTCTTTTTTTTGGAACTCTAACAGTAGTTTTCGCTTCCAAAGACTCGTATTCTTTTTCAGTTAAATATGTAATCGTGCCACCAACAGTTCTAAAATTTTCCTTGGCTAACTGATTTAGTTTCTTCCAAGTCTCTATTGGCACTGCAATCGATTTCCATTTATCTGTATCCATTTTAATCTCCTTATCTTATCGGGGTGGCAGTTAACACAATTTGGCGAAATTTTATTAACGAAAGGAATACCACCCCAACTCGATTCATCTTTACAAGACATAAGAATCTCAACATAAGTATTGTTGTTATTTTTATGTTCTTTTCTTCTACCATAACTGTGCATAATTTGTCAATCATAAAATCTTATTTTTTCTTATATAATAATTCGCCCATTTTGTTTTGGCTATATACCAATGACATCTGAAAATGCACACCTTCTTCTCCGTCTGATGGATTACGAAAATCATTCTTCGTTAAAGTCAATGATCTGTTTCTTTTGAATGACTCCACTGGAAAGAACAACACGGATTCTATATCCAGTGCTGCCAGTGCTATTATGTCACAATCTTTTCTAGTGTAACATCTTCTGTCTTTACCTTTACATATAGTAAAAGAATATCTTCCCATGTCATCACTTTGTAGAACTGTCTTAACTTCCACTCTTTGTGCTACTATCAATCCTTCTCCACCAACCACGGCTATATCAACACCGTCTTGTTTTATTAAAGATGCAGCGTAACCCATCATTGACAACTTAAA